GCTGCCTGAACTACCGTTGGATACCTGCCAGTAGCATCAGCAGATCCAGCAGATTTAACTGCATCACCTTTAAACAAGGCTGTGGCATTAGTTGCAGGAATATAATAAACATTTGCTTTTCCACTCCAAGCACCGCCAAGGAGATGTTTGACTGGTTTAAAACCAGACGGAATATCGCTATTAGACATAATTATACCTCTTTATTGTTAAGAAATTGTTACTGCACCAGCAAGACCATCTTTCCCAGGAGTTTTTGACTCCCTCTTCATTTCATTTTCTACAGCAGTGATTTTTGCCTGAGAAGCTGTATAATCTTCCTGATAGTATTTTTCAGGAATTTCCATCAAAACAGCCCGTTGACCATCTCCAACAGATGGATTAGTCATACTACCGATTGATGAAGGACGACCAATTTTTGGATCTCCAACTGGAGTATTTTCCACAGGATTCCAACCAGCATCTTTAAAGGCTGTAATACGATCACCTTTATCATTGACAAACCGGCGCACGAAACCGGGTCTCTTCGGTGCAGTTAGAATGTTTCTTGATCCTAAAGGTATTCTCTTACGAACTTGCTCTGAGGATTTCTCGGCTTGAGAAGTTGTTTCTTTTTCTATCATTATTTTTCTCCTTGAAGTTTTGCTATATCTGAAATGTATTGTGCTTCAGTCATAATGCCCATCTTAGCAAATTGGGTCATCATTGATCGTTGAGAATCTGTTAGATCGACTTTAGTAAACTTACCGGATGTGGGTTGTTTATGCCCACCTTCTACAGGATTTGGGGCAACTATTGGTTTAGTTACAGTAGATTTTGGGTTAACAGAATTAACTGCAGTATTAAATTTATCAGGCCAAAGTTCAGCTACTTTATTCCTAACTGCAGTATAAACCCGATCTGCAGGAGCACCAATATATTGCTGGGCAACTTGATCTGCATAGGCAGCCATTTCAGGTTCTTCAATGTACCATTTGTTGTCTTTAATCCATGCGTCATATGCCGGATTGTTTGTACTTTTCTGAGGCTTAACAACGGGTTCAGCTATTGTTGTTTTAACGGAATCAATTTTTTTATCAATATTTTTAACTTCCTCTACATCACCAACTTCAATCGCTGCATCTTTCTTTTGATTTAAATCCGCAAGTTCAGCTTCTAAACGAGAAACTTCAGCGCGATAAACACGTTCATTATGAATTTGAAGTGCTTCAAGAGACTCTTTCATATCTGCTAATTGGTTTTTCAAATCTTTATTATGATCTTTCATTGAGGACTGAATATCTTTTGATTTTAGGATATATGTTTCAGCATCAACGAATGAATCACTTTGATGGTCTGGATTCCAACCAAGTTTTTTTGCCAAATCAGCAACTGCTGCATTAGTAGGAGATGTATCAATATCTGTATCATTAACAGAAGCAGCTATGTCTATGTCTGCTTCAGGGTTTAGATCATTTGTTGTTTCAATCTTTTCCGATGACTCTTCATCAGGTTCCGTATTTACTATGATATCTTCTATAAAATCGTCTGACATAATAACCTCATGTTGTATAAATAACTATTAATTAAAACTGTAAAACTGCAAGAATGTCATTATCGTTAATAAGAACATAATCTTTTTTATCTTGCCCAAGCATAGCTACACCCGCATAGCGAGCATAAGAGACTTTGTCGCCAACTTTACACCAAGGCTTACCATCATCAAGATCTTTCCAGGCGGAATCACCAATAGCGATAACTGTACCAGATGTTGCTGCCTGTTGTTCTTTATCCCGAGTTGTAGCAGGTATATAAAGCCCACCAGCTGTTTTTTCTTCAACTGTTTCAGGCAAAATAAGTACATGCCCGCCGGTAGGTTCAATTCCTACAAATGTGTTTTCTGACATAATTCTCTCCTTTACACCTTTAATTAATAGTTATTCTGTGCTTGCATCAAAAAGTGATGCCAGATAACTGGTTTAAACCTTCTAAATGACCAATAAGCCTATTAGTTAGACCATGTGTTACCTCTGCTGATGTACCAATTGTTAAACCTTCACTGAGTTGCTCAATCAAACTGGCTTTAAGTCCTTCAATTTCTTTAAACAACTCTTTTGTTACTGGATGTGATTTCCACTCATCAAATTGCTCTTGGTTAATCAATAGGTTGATCTCCTTTAATCTTTAATAAACCAATCATTGGATAAAATATCATTAATACTTGGAACCCACATTGAATGCGAACCATTAACCATTTGAATCTGTAAATAAGGTTCATGTTTAAATAAATCACCTTCTTTCATTCCCCATGCAATTGCTGTTTGAACGTTGCATGAAATTCCTTGTGGATATCCTTTCTGGTATACCACAAACATATTTTTACCATTCCAACCAATACGAGCAATTTTAGCTCCTTTCTTAACTGCTTCGATTGCAAAGCCAAAAGACATTCCAACTATTGAATGATATGCTTTTTCAAAAACATCTTTGGGACTCCAAGAAATATAACCTTTATGTGCTGGATGATTTGCTTGCCCACCATCAAGATGTTCAACAAGATAACCTTCATCAGAACCATCTTCATCATCAGGAAGTTTCCAGCCACGATAAGTATTATAATCTTGCCGATTCATTTTACTTGCATAGACTTCTTTTACACCAATAAACTTTTCTCGTTTAATAGACATTTAATCCTCTTTATTGTTGGTTATAATTACCACTATCTTTAAAAACACTTTTACCATTTCTTAATTGTTCTAAAGCATGTTGAGCAGCTTTATCTATAATTGTTTTTGGTATCTTATCTGTAGCAGGTTCTGTAAGAAGAAAATTTAATTCATCCGCAGTTAATCCTGGAACAAGAGTTGGAATATCCATTTCTTGGCCACCAATATTTAAACCAATTGAAAACTCAGTCATATCATTTCCAGATAAACTTTTTTGCTTCCCTAACCAACCATTACCTTTATATGTTTTTTTATCATTTCTAAATACTCGTTTATCTTCAATATTTTGGAATGTCTTGTTAGGAATAACTGTTCCAGCAGCATCTGGGACAATAACTTCTGGACCATCTTCTCCTACAAGATATGGTTGATTAGGATTAACTGGCCCACCTGTCTCACGAGCTTCAATGTTATTAGATTCTAAACCATACTCTCTGGTTGCGATGTTTCTTTGTTCGTAACCGCTATCTGATTTTTGCATTGTATCTAATGTTTTTGCTGCTTCAAGTTGGATTTTTCTTTCATCATTAATAATTCCAGCATTTACTTTACCATCATTTATAGCAGAACTTTGTATATCAGCCATGATCTTTTGAGTTTCTGCCTGAATCTTTGCCATCTCTGCCTGAAGTTTTCCAACCTTAGCCTGAAGTTCAGCCATAGTAAGTTGTTCCATCGGATTAGGCTGTTGATCTTCTTCTGATGTGAAAAGCTGTTCGACATCTGGAGTATCCATAGCGAGTAAGTAACGTCGTAAGATTTCTTGATCATTCAAACCTTGGCCACGAAGTTCGAGCATTGCTTTTGCTTTCATTAAGCGTTGCATCATAGTTGTGGAGTTTGGATCAGATACAGGAACAATATCGAAATCTTTTGTAGAAAAGTCTGCCTGAACATTAGCTTGATCATCATCAAGAACAGTTGAGTAAAACATTTGATCAAGATAAAGAGCATTCAGCCGACGCAGCTTTTTAAATTCTTTATATTGGGCCCGATGAATACGTTTGTGAATTGCAGAATAGACTTGAAGTCCTTGTTCGATGAGAGCAAGAACTGATTCTGCAGGGACATTAGCGCCGGGACTTTGGCCGGATAAGATTTCAGTAACACCTGACATTTCCTTACAGGCTTCAATCATCATTCCAAGGAGACTGAATAAAACTGTACTTGGCTCCCTGACAGGAATAGGAAATATGTTTTTGCGTAAATCATCTCCAGTTGATTCTACTGGCTTCCATTCACCTGGAGCAAGTTCAAGAGTTTTACCTCGGCCTATACGTAATCCTCGACCAAGAAACCCAGATTGGCGATTAGACAATGTACCTGAATCAAGAAGTTGATTGATTATCGTATTTACAGCTTCATTAGAACTTTGTAGTAGGCTTCCAAAACCCATACCGTAGAAACCACCATCTATTGCGGGCATAAAAATATAACGAGTAAAATATTCTTCAGGCACAATGCGGATTATTTTACCATTTTCTCCACGAATAACACCATCTGATGCAAATCTTGGAGCGATACGAACAAGCTTTTGAGATTGATAATGAACTGTTACGATATAAGGTTCTTGATAACCATCACCATCGAGATCGTACCAACGATGTTGTTCAAGAAACAAATGTGGTGTTTCATCATCAATGTCACTGGTTTTATCAGATACGGCCTGACCTAATTCTGAAATATCAAATTGGCTAAACACACCAGAGTTGATACGCTCAATGATTTCATTTTGATACAGATATATACGATGTGTAATACGTGGAACCCTGGCAAGTGATTCAGTAAAATAATTTACTACCAGATCATCAGCAAAGACCATCTTAGATACGTTACGCCGTTCGAGAGAATCATAATAAGATTTTTTAAATGCACAACCGATTGCAGGTAACGTAAATAGTAGTTGGTCAACACCATCTTCCCAATCTTCCATGTCGTTAAGTACTTGATATGACATAAACTCACAAAGACGTTGTGCCCGATCGAATTTTAGGTTATCTGGATCTTTACCGATTACTTTACCTTTGACAACTTCATTACCTTTTACCATTTCAGGATAGGCACGAGCTGCAAACTGGATACAGGCATTTGTGATTAAGGGATATTTAACATTCGCTACTGCACTGCCGGCATAAGTCTTTTTCTTAACTTCAAGTTTAACAAGTTCAATAATTGCCTTATTGGATGATTCCCATTCAGCTCTGGAGCGCAAGTCTACATCATAACCTTCAAATACTTTTGTCGTTATTAATGATAATACATCTTCTGATTGTTTAGGCGCAAGATTTGTTATCATTATTAATGATTCAATTCTAAGCGCTTCAGGTGCAATTTCACTTTCAATGTCAGCAGTAGGATCAAAATCTTCAGGAGATTGTATGTCGTCGACAAAAGTTTCTTCTGACCAAACTTCCGGAGATATCGGATCAGTAGACATTATTTGATCTGTAGGATTTAAAATAGTATCTTCATTTATTGCCATTGTTAATATCCTGTTACTGCGTTAACATCAAGTGTTGAATGTAACCATTTCTGCATACATTGATAAGCTGGACTATCAGTAATACAAGTATGCCAACCAAGACATTGTTCAGCTGCTAATCTTGTTGCTACTGCTTCAATATAATCACTATATCTACCTAAGTAACAATTTTTGTTATTTACTTTAATAGTTGCTCTCCATTTAATACGATCAACTTCAAATGAAACTCCAGTAACATTAGATATATTTTGTACACGTAAACCAACATTTCTTGCATTACATTGAACAGATACTTCACGAAGATTAGTTATTTTATTATTTAATTTATTCCTATCAATATGATCTAATCCATTTTCTGGAAAATAACCATGTACATAAAGCCAAACAATTCTATGTAACTGATATTTTTTTCTATAAATATTTACATTATAATAACCAGAAATTGATTTACTAAAAATAGGACCTTTTTTTATTCTATTATTTGGTGGATTCTTCCAACTAAGTATTCCAGTTTCTGCATTATAATTAAATAAATATTGAACAAGTTCTTGTGTTACTGGTATATCTGCTACTGTTAATGGTATGTTCATAATAACCTCTTGAGTTATTTCTCTTGGAAAATAAAATATGGGAGTCTGTCCAAGAGCCAGTAAAGGTAGCGAGCCACCCCCCATAAAAATCGTTACTTAATATCCTGTTACATTACTAACATCTGAATGATTAAAAATTTCTGATTCCTCATAAGCAAGATGTTCCCAATATGGCTTTGCTATTGCTCTATCAAGTCCAGACATAATTAAATATCTGGTACAGTCCATTAAATGATCATTAGCTTTTACAATTTGACCTTTTTCATCTCGTCTATACATTCTAAATTCAGTCAACCAATTAATAAGTGTCTCAAAAACTTTTACTTGATTAGTTGAAAGCATTTGCCAAACTTTATAAAGACCTGCTTCAACAGCTTTGTTTGCATTAGCGATATCAAGCCCAAGATCTGAATAAATATCAAATAATTGCCTTCCATCTTCTTGAGATCTTCCATGAGCTGCAGAGTCTATTACTCCAGGTATCCAAACTCCTCTGGCTTTAATGCCTTCTGTATGTATTATGGGTTCTGCTTGTCCTTGATAGTATTCTGAGTATAAATAGGTAATATTGCTCGTTGGGTCTGTAGCACTCCATAAACAAGCAGTTTTCTTCCAGCCAACATCTAAAGCGTATGCACGATGCCAATGATCCGGTATGACGAAATCTTTAACGACAATATTTGATTCAGGAATTGGAAATATAGCTCCAGAACCAAGTTGAGGAATACCTTTAGTTCTGGCGTCTCGTTGGTGAGGAGGAAGATCTGCGAAAAGTTTTTCTTTTTGTTCTGTGGTAAGATGTGGAGCATCATCCCAAGTAGCCATTATTAGAAATTTACTGCCTGAAGCACCTTCAACTATGGTGCCTTCTGGCATGAATTGGAGAACAGTATCTGTAAGGCCCTCAAGAGGTGTAAAGGTTAACATGATTAGGCCGTTCGTTGTCATTGTACGAATTACACATTCAGTGTATATTGCCATTGGACATTCTTCATCAAGCCAGATAATATCCTGTTCTGTACCTTCAAATGATTTACGCCCTTCAGCATAGGACTTGATCTTACATTTGCTTATACCACCTGAGATATGTTTTACCAATATTGTGTCTACAGCATTTGGAACGCCACCTGCTTTAGGGGTTGTCTTGATTATGTAACGTTTTGGAATCAGGCCAGTACCGAAATCTTCAGGAGGGCCAATAAGTTTAAATTGAACAATGTCTCGTGCGGTTGTTCCGGTAGTTCCTGCTGCCCAGGCTGTTACTGGTCGATCGAATCGATAACCTTCCCACCAAGCAGGGTAACGTCCTGTTAGGTGACAAGTCATTTCGTAAGCGCCAATAGATTCGGATTTACCTACTCTGTTTGCAGCCATGATACACCGCTCAGTATATAACTTACCGGCAGCAAAAAATTGCATATGCTTTGGATAGTTATGCCGAGATAGTGTGCCTGTCTCTGGAAAGAATTGATTTATTCGAGATTGGCGTATCCTGGTATTTTTGGTCCGGAGGAGCGTTAAATATTTTTCTTTCTCTTCCCGGCTCATTTTATTAATATCAACAGGCAATAGAGATATCCTTAATCAATGTTTTTAAAAGGATTAAATTCTGGATCAAGCTCAAGCTCAAGTTCAGGCTCGGGCTCCTTACTATGATCATGAA